TGCAGCAAGGGCTCGACCAGTACATCCATTACTACAATCACGAACGCATCAGGCTGAAACTAAAAGGTCTGAGCCCCGTACAGTACAGGACTCAGACCTTGATCGCCGGCTGAATGAACCGTCCAACTATTGGGGGTCAGTTCATCCCTGGCGGGGGCCGCTTCATCACCGCATGACGCATTCGCATCTATCCTTGGCGACCTGGCCACAGGCCGCGACCACTTGGCGTCATACCTGCAGCATGGACGACACTGGCCTATCGCACCCTACGCCATCACCAACACGGGGTGTACGTTTTCGCCTACATCACCATGCATACCGCCACGTCGGGCTAACAGCTATGCTCTGTCCCAGCCTGAGTCAGCAACATCACGCCATCGCTCACATCAAGGCCGAACACTTGCTTTGTTTGCCACCGGTCAAGCTAGGCCCACCAGCGGCCACGCCACCTGCTTCGCCACCATAGCTTCGGCTACCACCGACGCCCGACGCTGTGGCTCATCATAGAATCTAGCCATGACCTCACCTACAGCGTGCTATCGATGAAAATGCTCGCATGGATCACGAAGTAGCCAGATTAAAAGGACGACATAGACATTTCTTTCTCACCTCGCCGGTTTCCTTGGTGCCGAATGATGCTCTCCACTCGCGCTATCAGCCAGTTCTGCCAGTTTGGTAGGCCATGCTCCAGCAGGTCTGTCGGCCAGAATGGTGTTCGAGGCACAGCGGAGAGATAGGGATCTATCAATTCAGGATGTCGAGCCAACACTTTGCGTGTACAGTTCTGTTTCGCAATCCACTGATAGACAAGACTGGCATGCTTAAGGGCGATGCGACGAAGGCTCGGATCGACCATGGTTTCTTGCGCAAGATTTTCAAGGTGTTCGCTCACGATTTGACACAAAACCTTGGTGCGCCGAAGTTCGCGCTGAACGGCAATTGGTCCCATTCGCCGCATGTACAGGTTCGCAATCCGAGTCCAGAGCAACATCTCTGGCACCACAACGCGCAAGCACACGGTTTGGCCATTCTCGAGGGTTATCTCAATCATCTCCGACCAGGTAATGAGCTGATGCGCAGTTGCACCGTACACATCACCCATGACATCAACGATCAAGTGCGAACCATCGGGGCTCCATCCCGGCCGCTCAAGGTCAATGACGGCGATGTTTGGAGTGTGGTCATCCATACCAGCAAACCGAGGCTCTCCTCCCCAAGCTCTCGCCAGCAGACGCACGTTATCCTTTGTCTCGGAAACAATATCTAGATCAGATGAAGTCAAGGCAGCAAGGTCAGCATCGTTCAAGCGGCCTTCAAGGAAGTAACTACTCCAAAATGAAATCGCCTGGCCCCCAATGAGGACCAGGCGTTCCTGTGCTTCTCTAGGTAGTTCGGCGAAGAGGCGAAGGAGAGGGTCAGTATCAAACGGTGCTGGCATTACCTAGGCTGAGCTTTTACTCGGCAGCCTGCTGAAAGGCGCGGCGCACAACCCTCGCGCGCTTCCGGACGCCAGCGAAGTGAGAAGCACGAGCGATGGCCGCACGCGACACCAGCATCTCGTCGTATTCTTTGGCACGGTTCTGCTCTTTTTCTTGCTGACGCAGTGCGAAATAGCCTGCCTGACCAGCACTGAGATAAGAAACCATGATTTTCTCCAAAAAAATCAGATGCTTACAAGAACTTTGGCCTTGCATGGCCCAATGGCTAAGGTTGCTCCGCAACCTTAGCCATTGGGCCATGCAGAGTCAAGTGTTTTTCTACGTTTCTCAATATTACGCGATTTCCTGCAATCCAGCAACGGGACACCTAGCTCATCTTTAGCAGGCATTCAGCCACCTCACAACACATACCGCCTCGCCTGGCTCACCACCACGCCGCGCACATCGCTCTGGCGGGCGGCGAATGAGCCGCTGCAATCCGTCGGGGGGATCAAGCGGATCTGCCCACCGATGCGGTGGCTGTTGAAGAGCCGCTGCTCCCCTTCCACCTCCACGATCACCAGGTCCGCGTGCTGGGCGGGTTTCTGCTCGTCCACCACCAGCAGGTCGCCTTCCATCAGCGGGCCAACCACACCGGCCTCCTCGCTGACCTCCACCAGGTAGCACGTGGGTTTGAAGCGCTTCAGGTCATAGCCCTCCAGCGCGGGGTGCGAAATGCCCGCGCACAGCGGGCCGAGGTAGTTCACACGCATATCGTCCCTGCCTTGTTGCTTTCTCATCACTCAGCCCCGCCATGCCGGGCTCTGGCCGCCGGTCGCTACGCTCCCTCATTGCATTAGCGTTTGCCTTACAGAGCGCGCCTGTCGAATACTGTACAAATAGACAGTATTTGACAAGAGACCTTCCGATGCGCGATCCCGAGATCCACTACCCGCTGCCAGCCCCGCCACTGCGGCCGCTACCGTTTCCCCTCACCACCATCCGTGCCGGTATCTCCGGCTTCCCCTCCCCAGCCGAGGACTACGTCGGCCGCACGCTGGACCTCAACGAGCGGCTGGTGAAGCGCCCCTCGGCCACGTTTTTCATGAGCGTTAAGGGCGACAGCATGGACGGCTTCGGCATCCAGGATGGCGACACCCTGGTGGTCGATCGCTCCATCGATCCACGCCCCGGGCACATCCTCGTCGCCCTGGTCGATGGCGAAGTGATCGTGAAGCGCTACGAGAAGCGCCAGGGCCGGCCGTTGCTGTGCTCCGGGAACCCGCTCTATTCACCCATTCCCCTCACCGATCTAGATTGCCAGGTGTGGGGTGTGGTGCGCTCGGTCATCCACGAGTACCCGGTGTAAGCGGCGTCATGATTGGCTTGGTGGACTGCAACAACTTCTACGTGAGCTGCGAGCGGGTCTTCCAGCCGCGACTCGAAGGCGTACCGGTGGGGGTGATGTCCAACAACGATGGCTGCGTGATCGCCCGCTCCAACGAGCTCAAAGCCCTGGGCGTGGAAATGGGCACCCCCGCCTTCGAGCTGCAGTCCCTGGTGCAGCGCGGGCAGATACGCCTGCTGTCCTCCAACTACGAGCTCTACGGCGATATGTCTGCCAGAGTGCGCGAGGTCCTCGAGGAGTTCTCCGCCGGTGTCGAGCCCTACTCCATCGACGAGATGTTTGTGCGCTTCGATGGCTTCGACCACACCACCACGCTCGCCCTGAGCCGCACCCTGCACCACAAGGTGCGCCAGTTCACTGGCATCCCCGTGTGCGTGGGCGTGGCCCCCACCCGCACCCTGGCCAAGCTGGCCAACCGCGCCGCCAAGAAGCTGCCGGGTTACCACGGTGTGTGTGTGCTCACTCCCGAGGACAACGAGACGCGTGGGCTGCTCGAGCGTACCGCCCTGGGCGACGTATGGGGCGTCGGTCGACGACTGGTCGAGCGCCTGGCCATCCAGGGCATCGAGACAGCCTGGGACCTCCGCCAGGCCGATCCCAAGGCCATCCGCCGGCGCTACTCCGTCACCCTCGAACGCACCGTGCGCGAGCTCCAGGGCACGCCCTGCATCGAGCTCAACGATGCCGACCGGCTACGCGACCGCATCATGACCTCGCGCTCCTTCGGCCGCCTGACCGGCGAGCTGAGCGAGCTGCAGGACGCCATCCGCCAGCACGCACAGCGCGGGGCCGAGAAACTCCGCCAGCAGGACAGCCACGCCCGCGCCGTGCTCGTCTTCCTCAAGACCAACCGCCACCGGCCCGACCTGCCCCAGTACGCCCCCAGCGTGGTCGTCGAGCTGCCCGAGCCCACCGACGACAGCCAGCCGCTCCTCGCCGCCTCCCAGCAGGGGCTCGAGGCGATCTACCGCCGCGGGTACCGCTTCATGAAAGCCGGGGTAATGCTGCTCGACCTGGTGGACGCCAACCGCCAGCAGCTCTCGCTGCTCGACACACCCGAGCGGGCCGCCCAGCGCGATCGTGACCACCAGCTGATGGCCACCCTGGACGAGCTCAATGGGAAGATGGGCAAGGGCACCGTGCGCCTGGGCGTGCCGCGCAGCAATGCCGCCTGGCAGCTGCGCTGCGCACACCGCAGCCCGAGGTGGACAACACAGTGGCCGGAGCTGCCAATGGTGAGAACCTGATACGATATTCAGCGTTTCAGTACGCCGCTTGTCGTGGATCTCCTACACCCCCGTCTATCCACCGTACCTGGAGTGACCGAGATCAGGGCCACTCTCGATTCGCCATTGGGTGAGGTTAAAACTTAAGTGGCAAAATGCTAACCGCTACAGAGTCATCCACCATAGGTGCAATCGCAAGACTGCGCTACCTCTGGAAAACAAAGCCCCGCAGATGCGAGGCTAAGCCCTCATGGCACTTAAGCAACTTCTAAACACCAATGTTTAATCGCGTCTGTCAACTCATCCGTATCCTTCCCTAGATAATGAGGAACGCGCAGGCTCTTTAAATAAAGAGAAAAGTCTTTCACTTCTTCTTCAGCTGCTTTTAAATCAGAAGCCTTCATTCTTCCACCAGGACGAAGAATGAAAATCGCCCCATTCTTGAAGGCTTTTTCTGTGGTGGCCACAGACACATCTCTATGACCAAGGTAAAGCTCACCCTGAATCTTTTCAGGCTTAGTAAAATCTGCTGAAACAATAGTAGCAGCCTCATGCCCATCGTTTTCCCTTCGGAAAGGCAAAAAAAGATCAATGCCTAACTCTGTTTTAACCTTAGGGTTTTCAGGGACATGCTCTCGATACTCATTACCCAACCTGAAAGATAAAGAGTCATTGATTCTTCTGTATGCGCGTTTCTTTGTAACAGGAGAATGCCGCATAGAACGATGGCCACGTGGAACACTGAGAGGAACAAGATCTCCCATCATTCGCTCAACAATATCTTCAGCGCTTTCACCTTGCGCAAAACCACCTTCCACAATACTTAATTGTGGAGAGGTCCATTTTTCTGGATTAGGTTCAGACTCGACCATCATCTCTGCCACACGACAAGCAAGCTTCGCATGGAACTCGGCCCTGTCATCAAAAAGACAGCGCAGACGGCCGAAATCGTCAATCGTCTGAATATACGGGGCGCCCTGTTGTGGGAGAAAGGCAACACCCAAATTTAGCCTCTCTCCAGCAGAAAGGTCGGGGGTCCATTGGACTCGGTACCACATTCCTTTGACCAAGCACGGGGCAGCGCTTTGTTTATCCCGGAAAATGTCATCAATGTTAAGCATAATCACACCGGCATAGTCGAAAGTTTTTGGCTTAGCCGATCAGAACCATTTTCGGCTCGACTGTGGAAGAATGATTCGATCGCTGCCCTACGCGATGGATCATTTCCAAGAAATGCTTGCCACCAAGCTTTCAGCTCATCCTTTATAGAATTATAGACGTCCGAGTGACGCTCTGCAGCTCTGACCACAAACCCTTCTTCAATGGGGACGCTGCCGCCTAACGTCATGATCTCTATCAAAATATTCCGAAAACGGCCTTCCGGCACGAGCGCATCGGCGGTCCAGCATATATCAACCGGCATATTGCTATGGTCAATGACGTATATTTCCCCCTTTTCGTCGATCAAGAAATTTCCCAAATTTCTATCCTGGTTTGCAGCCCAGTCATCAAAGGCCATCAAGGGAGATAGACCACGCCACCCCTTGAGAATTTCACGAGTAGCGGTAGCTGCCAGTGCTTCGGGCAGACCTGCGTATATAGAGTTGGGAGATCGTCCGGGCGACTCACTGACTGCAAATGCATAGCGATACACACCTTCCGGACAGTTTTTAATCTCCATAGAATCAACCAGAACTTGATTTAACTGCACAACCGCGGCTCGTTGTGGAACGGGTAAACCGCAGGCCTTTGCGATGAGATATCCAGTCAGCTCATTGACTACACCCAAGCTTCGTGAAGCTGGAAAACACTTGAGAAACCCTCGTCCCGGAGTACCATCTTCCCAAGAAATATCGCAGGCATACGTTTCAGCCATGAGACCATCGGGGGTTCTACCACGGAGACTTCTTACTGACTCTGGGGTTAATATTTCAATAGATGAGTTATTCATAACCTAACAGAGTCCTCAGTCGAAGCTAAACTGGCTGCGATTGCTGCCGGCCGACACTTCCATCTGCACGCAACTCTCTAGCAGCGTGTAGCTGCCCGGCCCACCGAAGCTAGCCACGTCATGGCAATGGTTCCGGACGTTTGCTGGCAGGCTCGCCCATGGCCCCTTGAGGCCGTTATAGGCCGACTGCTCCATGTCGACGCAGCTGTTGTAGAGAGTGTTGCTGAAATCTCCGCCGAAGCTGGCCACCTGCTCACAGTGCGTCTCGACATCGAAACGCGGAATTTGCTGCGCGCTGGCCAATGTCGAGACCAGCGGTGTACTGATTACCGCCGCAATCGCCACCATCTTGATCGCTTTCATCCCTGTCTCCCTTGCGTATCACGCCCCGCCCGGGGCGGTTATTGATCAGCGGTCTTCTGCCGCTTCATTTACAACACCCGCCCAATCCGAATCTCACACCGCCCCAGGATCTCCACGTCCTTCATGTCTTCGGGCTTGATCATCTCGGGCTGGTAATGCTCGTTGTCGCTAATCAGCAGCCAGGCGCCGCCTGCCACGCGCTGCACGCGCTTGATGCGTCGCTCGCCGTGTACCAGCAGCAGAAACACCCCCTCTGGCTTCGGCTCACGCCGGCTGCGGTCCACCAGCACCCAGTCGCCATCGGCGAGGGTGCTGTCCATCGAGTCGCCGCGCACCTTGATACCCACCACCTGGGCCGGGTCCAGCCCCTGGGCGGCCAGCTGCTCGGTGGGGAAGTAGAGCGTGGATTCGACCTCTTCCTGTTCCAGGGAGCGACCATCACCGGCAGCGGCCTCTATGTCGTACATCTTCACTTCGGACATATCGGCACCCGAAGCGCTGAGGGGTGTCAACGTTTGTGAACCATGGCCATGGCTTGAGCGTCGACCTGTGAGGACGTACTGCACATCAACTCCCGCCCCATCCAACGCAGATAGGTAAGAGGCATCAGGACTCCGAGCATCTTTTTCGTAGTTAATCTGAGTCGTTTTGCCGACCCCACCGACCTGGGCTAACGCCGTCTGGCTCAAGCCCAAACGCTCACGCTCCGCCTTGAGTCGCTCACCTGTGGTTCTCAAATTTGCACCATCCCGCTTGACAGGTTCACATACGTGAACCATCATCGAATCGCAGTCTTAGACAACATTAAGGAAGCCTAACCCATGGACACCGCCGAGACCATGCAAGCCGCCGTTGCGGCCCGCGCCCCGCGCGGCTGTAACCGCCCGGTGATGACCCAGGTCACCGATACCGAGCGCACCAAGCTCGAGGGCATCGCCCAGCTGGAGATGCGCTCGCTCTCCGCCACCACCCGAATGCTCATCCTGCTCGGCATCGAGCACTACGAAGCCGAAACCGAAAGAGCCGGCCGGGCTTGATCGGCCGTCTGTCCTGACCTGCTGCATAAGGAACCTCGCCATGTACCAGGACCCGAAACGCATCCGCTCCAATAAGGCCACCGTCTACCTCGATCAGTACGAGTCGGACGTGATCACCGCGCTGGCCAATTACCTGGGCGTGCCCAAGGCCGAGGTGATGCGCCAGATGCTGATGAAGGAAGCCCGCGACGTGCTCGGCATCGATCCCGCATCCCTTACCGACACTCTCGCGGCTCACACCGGCTGAGCACACCACCACATCCACCGTGCATTAGAGGTCCCTATGCCGGAACAACCCGTGGAACTCGACCAGCAAGCCCGGGCAGTGCTCGATGCCGTTCGCCATCAGCAGGGGCTGGAGTCCCGCGAGCAGGCTGCTGAATGGCTGCTACGTCGCCGCATCCGGCGCGGCGCCCAGGGCCTCACCGGCCGCGGCCGCGCGCTCTACGAAGTGAAAGGAGATCCCCGGTGAGAATTCTTTGCCCGCATTGCGCGCAACGTGCCATCACCCGAACCAGCAAGCGTCCCTCGCCGGTGTTCTACGAGGTCTACGCCCAGTGCACCAGCCCGGCCTGCGGCTGGAGCGGCAAGCTGCTGGTCGAGTTCGCCACCACCACCTCACCCAGCCGAGCCCCCGCCACCGACGTGCGCATTCCCGTCGATCGGGCCTCGCGCCAGGTGCTGCTCGAGCAGCTCAACGAATGCTGAAGGAGACCGAGACCATGACCAACGTGACCCCGCTTCGCGCACCGCACTTGGATGCCCACAACATCGCCAGCGCCCAGCTCTTCCGCACCCGCTGGGAGAACCGGGAGAACGCCCTGCGCGATTGCATCGAGCACCTGACGCACCACCACGACATGACCGAAGAGGCCGCTGAGCTGGCCGCGCTCCAGGCCTATGCCGAGCTCGAGAGCACCAACCAGCAGGCGCGCATCGATGTGGATGCCAGTACCTCACACATGGTGTTCCTGCGCACGGAAGACGGCCGGCCGGTGGTCTTCACCGTGAACGACCTGCTGAACGTGCTACAGCAGGCCCGCCGTGAACAGCGCGCCGTCGTAGTGGGCCGCGACCGCCGCCGCCCGGTCGTCATCGAGCAGTAACCCCCTCCCCCTTCACCTCGGATAAAGGAGGCACAGCGTGAATCCATCGCTGCGCCAGGACATCCTCGCGCGTTTGCAACGCGACTACCGCGCCGAAGAGCGGGGCCCGTACCTGCAAAAGGTGCAGTGCCCCGACTGCGGCAAGCGCGAGGCCTACATCGCCACCGAGGCGCCGTGGATGCTGAAGTGCGGCCGCGAGAACAACTGCGGCAGTCAGATCCACGTGAAGGAGTTGTTCCCGGAGTTCTTCGCCAGCTGGTCGGAGCGCTTCGCCCCGCGCGCTGATCAAGCCCCGCACGAGAAGCCGACCAGCACCACCCCGGTGGCCGATGGCTACCTGCGCGACGGCCGTGGCTTCGAGCTTTCGCGCATCCAGGGCTGGTACACCCAAGAGAGCTACTGGCGGCAAGACGTGGGCGGCACCGCCACGGTGCGCTTCCCGCTGCCCAGCGGCGCCTATTGGGAGCGCCTGCTCGACAACCCCGAGCGCTTCGGCAAGCAGAAGGCCAACTTCGTGGGGCGCTACAAGGGCCAGTGGTGGTGCCCGCCGGTGTTTACTCCGACAGATCTCGCCAACGAGGACGAGGTGTGGATCGTGGAGGGCATCTTCGATGCCATCGCGCTCTACCACCATGGCATCGCCGCCGCCTCGGCGATGAGCTGCAGCAACTACCCCGCCGAGGCGCTCAAGGCCCTGGCGGATGCCGCCCACCAGGCCGGCACCTGCCGCCCCACCCTGGTGTGGGCGCTGGACAGCAACTCTGCCGGCCAGAAGGCCACCCGAAAGTGGGTGGAACGCGCCCGCGCCGAAGGCTGGGAGTGCCAGGCCGCGCAGATCCCTGGCGGTGGCCGGTTCGACTGGAACGATGCCCACCAGCGCATCGAGCTCACCGAGCAGCACCTGGCGCGCTATCGCTACCACGGCGATCTACTGCTGGCCCCCAGCGCCATGGCCAAGGCGCTGATCATCTTCAAGCGCACCGAGCGCCGCGAGTTCTGGTTCGAGTACAAGCGCCAGGTGTGGTGGTGGAAGCTCGACATGGACGCCTTCGACCGCGCCGTGCGGGCCGAGGGCGAGGATGGCGGCGACCAGCAGAGCCTCAACCCGGCCATCCGCGATGCGGCCCTGGAGCAGGCTGGCAGCGTGAAGCGCATCTGTACCTGCTTCCCCACGGCGCTCTATTACCAGGCCAACCTGGTCACCGACGAGAGCTGGTACTACTACCGGGTCGAGTTCCCCGACGGCCGCGCGCCGGTCAAGAACACCTTCAGCGGCGGCCAGCTGGCCAGTGCCAGCGAGTACAAGAAGCGCCTGCTCGGCGTGGCCCCGGGCGCTGTGTGGACGGGCACCAGCCAGCAGCTCGATACCCTCCTCCAGGACCAGATCGGCAACATCAAGACGGTCGAGACCATCGACTTCATCGGCTACAGCAAGGAGCACGGCGCCTATGTGTTCGGCGAACTGGCCGTGGCCGGCGGCAAGCTGGTGCGCATCAATGCCGAGGACTACTTCGAGCTCGGCCCGCGCAAGCACCTCAAGACCCTGAGCCAGTCGGTCACCCTGCACCTCAATCCGGACCGCAAGGCCTATCACACCGGCTGGACGACCCAGCTGCTGGGCGCCTTCGGTACCAAGGGCGTGGTTGCCCTGGCGTTCTGGCTGGGCAGCCTGCTCGCCGAGCAGCTGCGCGCCGAAATGGGCAGCTTCCCCTTCCTGGAGATCGTCGGCGAGGCCGGCGCCGGCAAGTCCACGCTCATCGAGTTTCTGTGGAAGCTGGTGGGTCGCCGCGACTATGAGGGCTTCGACCCGTCCAAGGCCACCATGCCGGCACGCTCGCGCAACTTCGCCCAGGTGAGCAACCTGCCGGTGGTGCTGATCGAGTCCGACCGCGAGCAGGAAGGGGGCGCCAAGCAGAAGCAGTTCGACTGGGACGAGCTCAAGACGGCTTTCAACGGCCGCTCGATCCGCGCCCGCGGCGTGAAGAACAGCGGCAACGACACCTACGAGCCGCCCTTCCGCGGCAGCATCGTCATCAGCCAGAACGCCCCGGTGCAGGCCGGCGAGGCCATCCAGACCCGCATCTGCCACCTGCACTTCACCCGCGAGGGGCAAACCCACCAGACCAAGGAACTGGCCGAAGCGCTGGAGAAGACCGAGCTCGAGAACGTCAGCCAGTTTGCCCTGGAGGTCGCCCAACGCGAGGCGCCGCTGCTCGAGCTGATCAAGGCGCGCGCCAAGCCCTACGCCAACCGCCTGGCGGAAGCCCCCGACATCAAGGTGCTACGCATCGCCAAGTGCCACGGCCAGCTGATGGCCCTGGTGGACTGCCTGGGCCCCGAAGGCTTGGGCTTGTTCGACGCCCAGACCATCGACATGGCCGCCGGCCACGTATGGCAAATGGCCCGCGATCGTCAGCAGGCGATCAACGCCGATCATCCCCTCGTGCAGGAATTCTGGGAGGCCTTCGAGTACCTGGAAGGCCTGCGCGACGAGCCGGTGCTCAACCACTACGGCTACGGCAGCAACGAGGTGGCCATCAACCTCAAGGACTTCGAGCGCGCCTGTGCCGAGCACAAGTTGCGCGTGCCCGAGATCCGCGAGCTCAAGCGCTACCTCAAGGCCAGCAAGTCCCGGAAGTTCCTCGAAGCCAACCGCACCGTGCGCTCTCGCATCCGCCTGAACGGCGCGAGCGTGAAGTGTTGGGTGTTCCAGCAGTCGAGCTAGTAGAGACAGGAGGCCGCCATGCATCACCCCACCTACACCCTCGACCAGGCCGCGCCGCTGCTCAACCTGGGCCGCAACACCCTGGCGCGCCGCCTACGCGACGCCGGCGTGCTCGGGCCGGACAACCTGCCCGCCGGCCCGTACCGCGGCCGGGTGAGCCTGGTGATTGTGGCCACCGGCACCTACTGGCACCCCATCTGCGGCTGGACCCACTACGGCCGCACCGAATTCACCAATGCCGGGCTCGACCACATCGCCCGCAAGCTCGGCATCGACCTCGCCCGCCTGCCGCACCCCAGCAGCCGGCGTGCCCAGCAAGCACCGCAACCCGCAAGGAGCCTGTCATGACCATCCAGAACCAGGAACTTTACGACGCCCTGCAGCACGTCAGCAGCAAGCTCTCGATGCTCGAGAACTATCGCGAACTCCTGGAGGGCGTCGAACGCGAACTCGCCGCGGCGAAAGCCGCCGCACGTCGCGTCCTCGAGGAGCTCCCTCGTGAGCAGGTCGAGGAGCTGATGGCCCTGCCGATCCAGCACGGCGACGTCGTGATGCGGATTCGTTTCGATAAAGACGATGGATTGCTCGACATCGACGCCCGCCAGGTGCCCGAAAGCCGCAGCCTGCATGACCTGATGGGCGACGAGGAGCGCGAGGCGATACGCCAGCGCGTCCATGCCGCCAACCGAGCGCGCTTCGAGCAGCAACACGCCAACCAGGAGGGCGCCACCCATGGCTGACAACGCCGATATCGCCACCGAGCTGATGGAGCGGCGCCTCGAAGGCGCCCTCGCCAGCCGCCTGCAGGCCACCGCCCCGGTGCACGCCACCGAGTGCGAGGAGTGTGGCGACGAGATCCCCGCGGCCAGGCGCGAAGCCGCGCCCTGGGCCACTACCTGCATCGAGTGCCAGGGCATGCGCGAACAGCACGCCCGGCATCGCCGCTGATCACCTCCAGGAGGAACGAGCCATGCACCCCGTCACCCGCCACCGGATCAGCAGCCTGATCCATACCAGCGCCGACGACGCCCGCATCAGCATGGAGCTGATGCACTCCGAACACGGCGCCGACTACACCCTCGAGGTGGCCAGCGGCGCGATCCTGCGCCTGGAAGTGCTGCAGGCCGAGAAGCTCAGCCACCGCAAGGTGTTCGCCACCGCCGCCCGCAAGGCGCTCAAGGTACTGGAAAAGGGGCCGCTGAAATGACCGCTGCCAACGCCATCGACCCGCGCGACTACGCCATCATCAGGGCCCTCGGGGCCCTGTGCCTGGCCACGCCCAACGTGGAGCTGGCCCGCGCCTACCTTCGCGACGCAGGTGCTGGCGAGCGCATTCACCATGCGGCCCAGGTGCAGCGCTGTCAGCAGGCACTCGCCCAGGGCAAGGTCCGCCGCGTCAGCGATCAGACCATCGAGATTGCCTTCCCCAGCTGCCAACTGGCCAGTGTGGTCGAGGAGCTGCTGCAGGAGGAGGCCCGCCAATGACTCAGCCACCACCGAAAGGCGGCCGGCTGGCCCGGCAGGCCGCCATGCTCTGCCAGGATCCAGCCTTCCGGCTCTACCTGGATCGCCGCCGGCGCTACAAGCAGGGCCTCACTGAGGACCAGCTGCCCGACGGCACGCACAACGAGCAGGACGCCCGCGACTGGCTCTGCGCTGCCTGCCAGATCGAGAGCCGCGCCGAGCTCGACCACAACCCCACCGCCGCGGCCATGCTCCGCACCATCAAGCAGCGCTTCACCCACTGGAAAATCCGACAAGGAGTCCCGGCATGAATACCTATTTCGGACTGCTCGCCGAGTTCGACGGCCGCGCCGAGCTTCCGCTCGAGGAAGTCGCCCCGCGCTACTTCGGCATCAGCCCGCGCACCGCCAGCGTGCGCGCCGGCGCCCAGGCCCTGCCGGTACCGGCCTACCGCGCCGGCGACTCGCAGAAAGCGCCCTGGCTGGTCAGCGCCGTGGACCTCGCCAAGTACCTGGACGAGAGGCGGGCAGAGGCGCATGAGATGTGGAAGCTTGTAAACTCCTAATCAAGAGAAAGCCCCTATGGGAGGGGCTTAATATCCCTTACACCAGCTTCTTTCAAAATCATCCCATAAAGTTCAAAAAACTGCTTAAGCAACAAATCTGCATTTTTATCCAGAGGATAGCTAGACAACACGCAAAGCACCCAAAGCAGGTCTTGAATGGCAATCGAGAATACTTTACTTATCAAATCATCAAGACTTTCACCCATTGAGGCGACACCCTCATCGGTCGCATAAAGGATTTTGTTTCTAAAATCCGACCTTTGAGCGACAAATGTTTTTATGTCCATATTTGCATCTGCATGCACGCGCCCCTCAAACTCTTTATAAAGGCTTTCCAACACTTCATCATATTCCCGATCCTCGAGAGATATGATCTGGCTCATCGGGTTATGATCAATATACCCACCTTTATCATCGTAGTATATTCTTGCTACAGCCTTATCATTCTCAACAACCAATCTATAACTAAATCCGAAATCCCCCTGCATTCCGTCCAGAGCAACCCCAGAAGAATAAATACTTGAAAGAATATGCTTAACCTGAGACAAGACAGGATAAAACCCAAGTTTAACTTTATGGTTATTGAATTTCTTCACATATGTCTTATACCTTCCACCGCCCGGCTTTTGTGACTTAATAAGCTCGAAGATCGCAACCACAAGCTCTTCCTCAGCTGCAATAAGCCTGATCACCCCCATCTCATCATCAATACCGGATAGCTTTTTAGCTTTTTCAAAATGATCACTAGCCTTGGCAACCCTAGTCATAACCTTCTTGGGGCATCTACTGATTACGACCCGAACAACATCCTCCCCAGCAATCTCTTTAAAATCAGTAAGCTCGAAGGATTTTTCTTCATCATAACGAATCATACTTTCCCCGCATTATCTTAGCTTCAGATTCTCTGGAGTCAGGTGCGTATATCTCTTGAGGACATCCCAGCTTTCGTGCAGCGTAAACTGCTGCACCTCCACGATCTCATACCCCGCCTCGAATAGCCGCGACGTCGCCTCATGGCGCAGGTCGTGAAAGCGTAGATCTTCTATCCCGCACGCAGCGCAGGCTGCCCGCCAGCGGGTACCGATCGACTTGCCGTGGTAGGGAAATATCCGCTCTTCGCCCTGGGCGCGCGGCTGCCGGCGGATGATGGCCATAGCCTCATGGCTGAGCTTGAATCGCTTGTGATTACCCCGCTTCTGCCGGGGGTGCTTGGCGTCACGCACCCAGCAGGTCATCGCCTTCTCGTCCAGGTCCGACCATAGCAGCCGGGTGATCTCCTCCTGGCGCCTCGAGGAGGCAATGGCAAAGTCCATGATGTCCTCCATGGGGATGATCGCGCTCGGCCGGATCCGCTGCGAGCGCTGGAAATAGGCGCGGATCCGCTCGATCTCGTGATCGGTGGGCCGCCGGCTGCGTGACCCCGGCCTCGAAACCAGCCCCTTGCTGCGCATCAGCAGCTTGGCCGATTCGAACTCGCCCAGGTCCACCGGCATCTTCCAGGCGGCCACCGCAGTCTTGAGGATGATGCCAAGCCAGGTGATGTCCTGGTTGATGGTCGAGGGCTTGATCCCACTGCTCCGACGCATCACCGCGTGCTCGATGACCTGCTCGCTGGTCAGCTCGGTGACCTTCACCCTGGCGACCGGGAAGCGCTGCAGCTGCTCGATAGTCGCCCGTTTTGAACGGCCGGCATCCTGGGCGAACTCATGCAGGTAGCGCTCGATGGCATCGTCCAGGGTCACGCCTCGCCACTTCGCCGAGAGAATCCCCCCGGGGCTGCTGAGCTCGAGCTCTCGGCGCTTGGCCCACTCCTCTGCCATCGCCTTCCTGGGGAACGTCCGCGACTCAGCGTGGTCTGGTTGCCCACGGCGGGCGATGCGGATCTGAGCCAGGTATGAGAAACTGCCGTCCTTTCGCCGACGCTTCCTGATCGTCGCCACGCGGACCTCCCGATGTACCAAATAGCCACGGCCCCGTGTGCCAAAAATGTACCAACGCATGGCGAAAAACAGGGCTCAACTACTGTAAATATGTACAGTTATGACAGATAAGGCAACAGCCACAACACGCATGGATACTGGCACCGCGCGCCCCGCGCTGGACAGGACTTTCTCCGTCGCGCCTATGATGGATAGGAACTGAGCTCCGCCACTCCGGCATTCATTGCCATCACGTACCAAATTTCTACCAACGATTTTCCCTTTTCTTCTCGCCAGCATCGCCGGTGGTCGAGAGATCGTGTGTACGCGTGTGCGACGCGTGCGTGCACATCATGCGCGGGGCAATCCTAGAATCCGTGGGGGTCTCGGAAAAAGGTAACAAAGGTAATGGCATCCCGAAAAATGGCGTAGATTTCTGATTTACAAGGGATTCGAACGAGTGTCCAAAAGGTAACAAAAAGGTGATGAAAAGGTGATGCGTTACCTTTTTGAAAGGTCACAGAGAGAAATTTCCCTATCCTTTAAAATCAGATACTTGGAAAACCGTTACCTTTTGCAGTACCTCTTGTTACCTTTTAAAGGTAACGCCAGAGATCAACAAAATCAGATAGATACAAGCGAAAATCGGCCAAGTTACCGATGTTACCTTTTTCCGAGCCCCCCTCACCTTCTCAGATTGGCCCGCCAGCTCTGCGGCAACCTCCAAATCCGCCATTCCGCATAAAAACGCATGCTGTCACAGTCACTTAGGCCGCCAGGGCTCCCTGCAGGTGCCAGGCCTAGCCCATAGTGCGTACATGCATAAAAACAAAAACATTTAGAGCGCAGGCGGGGCGGGGTGTCGACGGCGCGCGCCGGGGCGCCGCCGGGCTGGGGTGGGTGGCCCTGGTCTGGCGAGCAGGCGCAAAAAAAGCCGCCCGGGTCGGAGCGGCTGCGGTGGAGCTGGCGAGCGCTGGTCAGCGCGTCGGGTCGAGGCCTGGCCCGGCCTCGCCGTCGAGCGAGTAAGGCTGGAAGCGCACGATCTCTTCGCCAACGATCTCGTTGATCTCGCGCATGGTGGCCTGCAACGGCTCGAGCTCGTTGGCCACGAACACGCGCGCGGCCTTCTCGACGTCGCCGAAGCCGCCGGTGTTGCTGGGGATGATGCCCATCAGCTGCGGGGGGATGCGGTGGCCAGCGAGCTGATCATCCCGGGTGATGTTCTTGATGTTCCAGAACTCGTCCTTCGCCGCGACCTCGCTCACCGGGATCACCTGGACCCCGTCCTTCTTACCCCCGGGGGAGTAGAGAAAAAGGTTGCGGAAGTTGCCGGGGCCCTTGGAGTCCTTGAGCGCCTGGCGCATGGCGTCGATGTCCTGCTTGTTATGGGCGGCATCGTTGACGTACATGATGAACCCGGCGTGGCTGCCGTTGAGGTAGTAGCGCCGACGGAACAGGGTGGCGCTCTCGTTGAGCCAGGCCGACTGCAGGCTGCCGATGTAGTCCGGCACGCCATAGATACCCTGGTCGATGTCGGGTTCGAGCAGGTGGATCACCCGGCCCGCCGGCAGCTCGACGCGGTCGACGAAGTTGGGCACCCACCAGTAGCGGTCGGCCGAGAGACCCCCGCGACGCATGTAGCGCGCGCGCAGGTGGCGGAACGGCAGCCGCTTGCCCAGCCGCCCGACCACCTCCTCGAGGTAGCCGTTGCCGAACACCAGGTAATCCAAGGCCAGTCCGCTGAACGCCTGGCGACCCAGCAGCGGGTGAGGGACGAAGGTGCGCAGCAAGATGTTGCGCTTCACCTGCAGGGCGCTGCCGTGGTGGGCCGTGGCCCGGTAGCTCTTGGCCAGCACGTCCAGCGGGATCGGCGGCTCGTACCACTCGTCGGCCGAGAGCCACAGCCCCTCGTAGAAGAAGTCACGCATCGAGGTGACCGGCTCGGGGTCGCCGAAGCTGAACGCCTCGGGCCGGCCCTGCTCGGCGGGCGCCGGTGCGGCCGCGCCCTCGCTGACCTGGTAGGCAGGCACGCGGATGCGGGGCTTGGCGGTGGCGGTGTCATTCATTCGAACATCTCCATCATGGATCGGCCGGCCTCTTCCGCCGGGCCGTCGATTGGCTCGTGGTGCAGGGCGTGCATGGTGGCCCAGGCCAGGTCGGCATGGCCGGTCGCCTGGCTGCGCCCGCTGGTGTAGGTGAACTGGCGGCCCGAGGCGGTGAGCTCGCGCTTGATGGCCATGAACGACTGGGCGAGATCCGCCCAGCCGGCGTCGAACTCGAGGCGACTCTTGCGCATGATCTGCTGCGCCTGCATGACCATGCGGCTCTTCACGTCGACGCTGTACTGGTAGCGCTCCAGGGTGGGGAACCACTTCTCGACGTGCTCGGCCACCGCCTCGCCAAGGCCGCTGATGTCGATGCCGATGTGGTCGATCTGGTAGCGCGCCTCGAACGATCGGATGAAGGCGGCCTGGGCCTCGTAGTCCTCGCCCTTGAGGCGGTGACGCTCGAGCACCCGGTGCGGCTCGGCGGCGCTGCACGAGGGCAGCACCACCACCAGGCCGGCACCGTCGCCGTTCTCGCCGGTGCCGGTGGGGTCGTAGCCGATCCACACCCCGCGCTCGCCCACCGGGCGGGGCGCGAAGGGTCGGTAGTCGTCCCACACTTCCCAGCTGTCGACCATGCAGGGGTGCACCATCGTCAGCGGGAAGGCGCTCTGGCTGTCGTCGACGAACTGGCACATCAACAGGTTGGCGAACTCGTCCTCGCTGTACTCGAGGCGAAGCTGCTCGAGGTCGAAGAGATCGCAGCCACCGGCGATGGCATCCTCCACGGTGACGATCTGGCGCCACTGGCCGTCGGGGCACAGCTTACCCTCGGCCAGCGCCTGGTGGCTGACGTCGAATGCCTGGCGGTCGGCCTTCTTGCGGCGCTTGTTGAACATCTCCCCGTTCCAGAACGGATAGGCCTCGTGGCCGATGCTCGAAGGCGTTGAGAAGTAGGTCTGGCGCCACTTCTTGTGCATCGCCATGCCGCTGGTGACCTTGCGGAACTCGGCGAAGCGGCCGATCCAGAAGTACTCGTCGAGGTAGACGTCGCCGTGATAGCCCTGGGCGGTCTTCGAGTTGGTGCCCAGGAAGTGCAGCTCGGCGCCGTTGTCGAGCACCAGGGGATCGCCCTTGAGATCGACGTCGCACACCTCCTTGACGAACTGGACGATGTAGCTCTTGAAGATGTGCGCTTGCGCCTTCGAGGCCGAGAGGAAGATCTTGTTGCGGCCGTGCTCGAACGCATCGACGATCGCCTCGTGGGCGAAGAAGAAGGTCGCGCCGATCTGACGGCTCTTGAGGATGTTGCGGATGCGATGCTTCTGGCCGGCCTCGTACCACTGGCGCTGGTAGTCGAAGGCCGTCTCCAGGAACGTCGTCTTGAGCGCCTCGACCTGCTCCTCGTCCAGGGCGTTGTGGCGCTGCTTGCGTCGCGGCGCCTCGTTGCGAGCGTTGATGTTGGGGTTAAGGTCCGCCTCGCGCCCCGTCTCGCTGTACTTGTGCACCCGCGCCAGGCGCTCGATCTGCCGGCCCAGCAGGTCGATCTCCTTGAAGTCCTTACCCTCCTTGGCCTCCTTGCTGATCAGCTGCACCAGCCGCGCCTCGAGCGCGCCCTCCACCCGCTGGCTGGGCGAAGCCTCTTCCCAGCCGTCGCGCTGTTTCCAGCTGTGCACCGTCGGCGGCTTCTCGCCCAGGAATTCGGCAATACGCACCACGCGCCACCCCTGCCAGTAGAGATGGCGGGCGGTCACGCGCGGTGAATCGAGGGTGTCGGCAGGCATCGTTGTCATGCCGCCAGCCTAACCGTGCGCGCGGGGTGCTCACGGCCGGGCGCGTTGTGAATCGTGGCGCTACAACGCCACAACGTTGAGGCCATGACCGGCCGCGCGGAACCTGACGGCAACGTATCGCCGAGCAACCAGCAGAGGCCCCCGCCATGTTCCGGATCGCCACCGAAGGCGCCACCACCGACGGCCGCAAGATCTCACGCGAGTGGATCGAGCAGATGGCCAAGAACTTCGACCCCGCCACCTATGGCGCCCGGGTCTGGATGGAGCACATGCGCGGCATGTTCGCCGACGGCCCCTTCCCCGCCCTGGGCGACGTCACCAAGCTCGAGGCCCGCGAGGTCGACGGCAAGCTCGCACTGTTCGCCGAGATCGACCCCACCGACCGCCTCAAGCAGATGAACCAGGAGCGACAGAAGGTCTACACCTCCATCGAGGTGGATCCGGAATTCGCTGATACCGGAGAGGCCTACCTGGTCGGCCTGGCCGTCACCGACTCCCCGGCGAGCCTCGGCACCGACATGCTGCAGTTCAGCGCCCAGCAGGGCAGCGAATCCCCGCTGGCCGCCCGAAAGCAGTCGGCGCACAACGTCTTCACCGCCGCGATGGAGACCGAGCTCGACTTCACCACGGCCGAGCCGGAAGACAAGGGCCCGAGCCTCGCCGAGCGCGTCAAGGCGCTGTTCAAGAAGCACGATGCCAAGACCGACCAGGGCTTCGCCGACTTCCGCACCGAGCTCGAACAGACCCTCGAGGTGTTCGTGCAGAAGCACGCCGACCTGGCCGCGGATCTCGCCGGCCGCCCCAGCGCCGAGGCCTTCAGCGAGCTCGAGGCCGCCCACGCCGAGACCCAGCGCCGCCTCGACGAGCTCTACACCGCGCTCGACAACGAACCGACCTCCCCGCCCCGCGCCCCCGCCACCGGTGGCGGGAACGCACTGCTGACCGACTGCTAAGGACCGCCGCCCATGCGTAACGATACCCGCAAAAACTTCAACGCCCTGCTCTCTCGTGTGGCTCAGCTCTCCGGCGTGCCCAGCGCCACCGAGAGCTTCGCCGTGGAGCCCAGCGTGCAGCAGACCCTGGAATCCAAGATCCAGGAGTCCAGCCAGTTCCTGGGCATGATCAACATGGTCGGCGTCGACGAGATCAAGGGCGAGAAGCTCGGCCTCGGCCTCTCCGGCCCGATCGCCGGCCGCACCGACGTCTCCGCCAACGATCGCGCGCCGCGCGACCTCTCCACCCTGGACGACAACGGCTACGAGTGTCTCTCCACCGAGTTCGACACCTTCCTGCCATGGAGCAAGCTGGACGCCTGGGCCAAGTTCCCCGACTTCCAGACCCGCGTGCGCAACGCCATCGTTCGCCAGCAGGCACTCGACCGCATCATGATCGGCTTCAACGGCACCAGCGGCGCCGCCGCCACCGACCGTGTAGCGAACCCGCTGCTGCAGGACGTCAACAAGGGCTGGCTGCAGCACTACCGCGAGCGGGCCACTGCCCGGGTGCTGGCCGAGGGCGCCAACGTCGGCGAGGTGCGCGTCGGCCCGGGAGGCGACTACAAGAACCTCGATGCCCTGGTCTATGACGTGGTCAACGAGCTGATCGACCCCTGGCACCGGGAGTCCACCGACCTGCGCGTGATCTGCGGCCGGAAGATCATGGCCGACAAGTACTTCCCGCTGATCCAGGAGCATGCCACCACGCCCACCGAGGCCCAAGCGCTGGACATGGTCATAAGCCAGAAGCGCATGGGCGGCCAGCAGGCCGCACGGGTGCCCTTCTACCCCGATGGCAGCCTGTTCATCACCATGCCCGAGAACCTCTCGCTCTACTGGCAGCAGGGCAGCCGTCGCCGCTACATCAAGGACAAGCCCGAGCGTAAGCGCGTGGAGAACTACGAGTCCTCCAACGACGCCTACGTCATCGAGGACTTCGGCGCCGGCTGCCTGGTCGAGAACATCGTCTTCGGCGACTGGACCGGCGCATAAGGAGAGAGCCCATGACCAGCCCCGCCCGTAAGCACTACCAGCGAGCCACCGCCGCGCAAGCGGCGGGGGCCGCCGATCCCCGCGCCGCCCAGAGCGGCGAGCAGTACGAGCTGCACGCCGCCGCCCTCTGGGAGGCCCGCCGCACCCTCAAGGGCATCAAGAGCCTCGAGGCCAAGGTCGCCAAGAAGCGCGAGCTGCTGCCCGAGTTCGAGGCCTACGTGGCCGGCGTGCTCGAGGGCGGCCAGGGCGCCGCTGACCACGTGCTGATGACCGTCATGCTGTGGCGCCTCGACGTCGGCGACCTCGAGGGCGGCATCGAAGTCGCCGAATACGCCCTGCGCCACGGCCTCGACACCCCCGACCGCTTTGAGCGCGACACCGCCTCGATCGTCGCCGAGCAGGTCGCCGAGGAAGGGCTGGCCCGGCTCGAGGCCACCGAGGGCGACACCCTGCCCGAGGTCGCCGCCGACCTGGTCATGTATCTCGCCCGCGCCGAGGCCCTGACCGCCGACGCCGACATGCACGACCAGATCCGCGCCAAGCTGCACAAGGCCCTGGGCTACGCCCACCGCGACTCGCGCAACCTGGAGGAGGCCCTCGAGCACCTGCGCCGTGCCCTGCAGCTCAACGAGCGCGCCGGCGTCAAGAAGGACATCGAACGCCTCGAGCGCCAAGTGCGTGACGAGAGCGCCAAGAACGCCAGCGGCCAGGGCCACGCCCCGGCCTGACGCCACCGAGTCGCACGCCGACGCCAAGGGGGCACCGGGGGAGAGCGGACCACGGTCCCATCTCGTCGATCCCGGTCCACCCCCTTCCTTCACCTTGAGGCCCGGCCATGTCGTCACTCATCTCCTACGGCACCGGCGAGACCAGCGAAGCGCCGGCCGCCATCACCAACAACGGCTTCTGGCCCGCCGTTGACCCCGCCGCCTTCCGCGACGCCGAGCGCGTCGACTCCACCGTCACCGAGGCCCGCGTGGCCCACGCCCTGCGCGTGGCGCTGGCCGACGTCAACCTCCAGCTCGCCGACTGGCAGGCCGCGCGGATCGACGACGGCGCCGCCACCGCCGAGGAGGTCGCCGCCCCCGGCTGGGCCGCCGAGGGGCACTACGTGCTGCTCTACCAGCGCGCCCTCTATGCCACCGCCATGGCCAGCCTGCTCGAGCGCTACCGCGACTACAGCGCCACCGGCGAGGGCGACGAGCGCGGCGAGGCCAAGGACCTGGCCGCCGACGACTACCGCCGCGACGCCCGCTGGGCGGTCAGCGAGATCCTCGGCGAGCGCCACACCACCGTGGAGCTGATCTAGTGCCCCGCGTGCGCACCCACCAGGGCGAGACCCTGGACGCGCTCTGCTACCGGGTGCTCGGCACCACCGCCGGCGTCACCGAGCAGGCGCTCAAGATGAACCCCGGGCTCGCCGAGCTCGGCCCTATCCTTCCCCACGGCACCCTGGTCGAGCTGCCGGAAGAGCCGCCGACAACTGCCGTAGTCGACACCGTCCAGCTCTGGAGCTGACGCGCAACAAGAGGACCGCATGGCGGATACCACCGTGAAACCCAACGTCTTCGAACGGCATCTGCAGACCGGCATCCAGCTCACCCTGGTCGCCCTGCTCGCCTGGGCGGGACTCAAGCTGGTCACGCTAGGCGAGCACACCGCCGTGCTGCGCGAGCGCCTGGTCTACCAGGGCGAGCAGATCGAAAGCCTGCGCCGCGACCTGCGCGACTGGAGCGACCTCTACTACCGCAAGAGCGACGCCAGCCGAGAGATCGGCGCCCTTCAGGAACGCATCACCCGGCTCGACGGTCGCGTCAGCCAGCTCGAGGAGGAGTCCCGCCCATGACCCTGCGCTATGGCACCACCGGCCCCGGCGTCGAACGCCTGCATAACGACCTGAGACGCCACGGCTTCGGCCTCACCGCCGACGGCGTCTTTGGTCCCGCCACCGAGACCGCCGTGCGCGCCTTCCAGCGCGAACAGGGCCTGGTCATCGACGGCATAGCCGGCCGCAAGACCCAGAGCGCCCTGCAGCAGGGCCGCGACCCCAAGGCACTGCGCCAGGCCGATCTGGTTGGCGCCGCCGAGACCCTCGAGGTCGATCTCGCCGCCGTGATGGCCGTCAACGAGGTCGAGTCCCTCGGCGTCGGCTTCCATCTCGGCGGACCGCGCAACGCCACGCCGGTGATCCTCTTCGAGCGCCACATCATGCGCCGCCGCCTCGAGCACCACGGCATCAGCCCAGCGCCCTGGGAGGAGAAGCGCCCCAACCTGGTCAACAGCCGACCCGGCGGCTACCAGGGCGGCCCCCACGAGCACGGCCGCCTGGCGCGTGCCGGCGAGATCCACGCCGAGGCCGCCATCGAGTCGGCCAGCTGGGGGCTCTTCCAGATCATGGGCTTCCACTGGCAGCACCTCGGCTACAGCAGCGCCCGGGTCTGGGAGGAGGCGATGCGGGCCAGCGAAGGCCGTCAGCTCGAGGCCTTCGTGCGCTTCATCGAGGCCGACCCGGCCATCCACGCCGCCCTGCGTCGTCGCGACTGGCGCGACTTCGCCCGGCGCTACAACGGCCCCGACTTCGAGCGCAACGACTACGACACCAAGCTCGCCGCCGCCTACCGGCGCCACGCTCGCGCCCTGGAGAAAGCCGCATGAATCTTATCCGTCAGGTGCTCGGCACTGTCGCCGGCCCAGTGATGGAGGTCATCGACCAGGCCGTCACCGACAAGGACCAGGCCGCCCGGCTCAAGGCCGAGCTACAGCGCCGCCTGATCGACCAGCAGGACGCCGGCCTCGAGGCGCGCATGAAGGTGGTGCTCGCCGAGGCCAGCGGCGAGAGCTGGCTACAGCGCAACTGGCGCCCGATCCTGATGCTGGTCATCGTTGCCATCGTCGCCAACAACTACCTGCTCGCCCCCTATCTCGGCGCCATGTTCGGCGTCGGCCTGCACCTCGAGCTGCCCGAGCCGCTATGGAACCTGATGACCCTCGGCGTGGGCGGCTATATCGCCGGGCGGAGCGGCGAGAAGATCGCCGGCACTCTCAAGGGCCGTCGCGGCACCTTCCTCGACGAGGCCGACACTAGATGAAGAAGCTCCACTCGCTGCGCGCCTACCTGCTCGAGCGCATCCCCGACCTCAAGCGTAACCCCGACCGGCTGCTCACTTTCATCGAGGACGGCAGCATCGAGTTCCATCGTGGCGCCCACCTCTCGCACCAGTACCGGGTGCCGGTGCGCGTCGTGCTTACCGACCACGCCGGCGAGCTCGACACCGTGATCATCCCGCTGCTGCAGTGGCTCAGCCGCTACCAGCCCGACCTGGTGCCCGAGGAGACCGTCAGCTTCCAGGCCGAGCTGCTCGACAACCAGCGCTGGGATCTCGCCATCGACGTCACCCTCACCGAGCGCGTGGTGGCACTCGTCGACTGCGACGCCGGCACCATCCACGTCGACCATCGCCAGCCCGAGTTCGAGATCGACCCCTGTGCCGCCGGCAACTGGCAGCTCTACATCCGCGACGTCGACGACAGCGAGGAGTACGACCTGGTCGCCGAGTGGGAGCAGTGACATGAGCGATGACCTGGACGCCCTCGAGGACTGGATCGGCCCGCTGATCGAGCGCCTGCAACCCGCTGAACGCAGAAAGCTCGCCCGCGACATCGCCCAGGTGCTGCGCAAGCGCCAGGCTGCGCGCATCAAGCGCCAGGAGAACCCCGACGGCAGCCCCTTCGCGCCCCGCAAGCCCCAGGCCCGCGAGCAGGCCGGCGCCATCCGTCGCGGCGTGATGTTCGCCAAGATCCGCCAGGCCAAGTACCTCAAGGGGCGCGGCCAGGCCGACGCCGCCACCGTCGGCTTCGCCGGGCGCGTGGCGCGCATCGCCCGGGTGCACCAGTACGGCCTGCGCGACAACGTCGACCGCAACGGCCCCTGGCACGACTACCCCGAGCGCCGCCTGCTCGGCTACAGCGACGCCGATCGCGCCGTGGTGCGCGACATGATCCTCGAGAGAATCGGCGGCGCCCTATAGCCGCCCGACGCCGCGGCGTCGTGTTGTAGCGCTCCGATTCACAACGCCCCCGGCTAGAGCCAGCCCCGCCCAGGGGCAACGATGGCGCCATGAGCCAACGCCCCCTGTATAGCGCCGCCGAGCTGCTGCGCCTGATTCACAACCTGGTCCGCCTCGGCACCGTCGCCGAGGTGGATCACGCCCGCGCCCGGGTGCGCGTGGCCACCGGCGAGATCACCACCGCCTGGCTGCCCTGGCTCGAGGAGCGCGCCGGCACCACCCGCACCTGGAACCCGCCCACCGAGGGCGAGCAGGTGGTGGTGTTCGCCCCCGGTGGGGATATGGCCAGCGCCGTGGTACTCGCCGGCCTCTACCGCACCCAGCACCCCGCGCCAAGCGACAGCGCCGACAAGTGGCACGCCGTGATGCCCGACGGCGCAGTCATCGAGTACGACCACGCCGCCAGCCACCTGCAGGCCACCCTGCCCGGCTCGGCCACGCTCGCCGCCCAGGGCGACGTCACCGTCGACACCCCGGCCGCCCTCACCGCCACCGCCGGCAGCGGCGCCACGCTCAACGCCGATACCGTGATCAACGGCACGCTCGCCATCAATGGCGGCAGCGTCACCCACAACGGCACCGACATCGGCGACAGCCACCAGCACCCGCAGGGCAACGACAGCGACGGCGATAGCCAGCAAAACACCGGAGCGCCCGTATGACCGGCATGAACGCCACCACCGGCCGCGCCCTGGAGGGTGTCGAGCATATCCGCCAGAGCGTGCGCGACATTCTCGCCACGCCCATCGGTTCGCGCGTCATGCGCCGCGACTACGGCAGCCTGCTGCCCGAGCTGATCGACCGCCCCCTCAACGACGCCACCCTGCTGCAGGTCTATGCCGCCACCGCCATGGCGCTGATCCGCTGGGAGCCCCGCCTGCGCGTCACCGCCATCCGCCGCGCGGTCAGCAGTGACCGCCCCGGCCGCGCCGTCATCGAGGTGGAGGGCCAGACCACCGCCGGCCAGCCCATTCGTCTCGAGGTGCCCGCCCCATGAGTGGAACCATCAACCTCTCGCAACTGCCCGCACCGACGATCGTCGAGACCCTCGACTTCGAGGCGATCCTCGCCGAGCGCCGCCAGGCGCTGCTCGACCTGGTGCCGGCCAGTCAGCGCACCGAGGTCGAGGCCACCCTCGAGCGCGAGAGCGAGCCGCTCACCAAGCTCCTCCAGGAGAACGCCTACCGCGAGCTCGTCTGGCGGCAGCGCGTCAACGAGGCGGCCAAGGCCGTGATGCTCGCCTACTCGCGCGGCGATGACCTCGACCAGTTGGTCTCCAACTTCGAGGTCGAGCGACTGCTGATCGACGCGGGCGACCCCGACGCCACCCCGCCGGTGCCGCCGACCTACGAGAGTGACGAGGACCTGCGCCTGCGCGCCCAGCAGGCCTGGGAGGGGCTCAGCGTTGCCGGCCCGCGCGGCGCCTACGTCTTCCACGCCATCAGCGCCGACGGCCGCGTGGCCGACGCCACCGCTATCAGCCCCAGCCCGGCCGAGGCCCTGGTCACCCTGCTCAGCACCGAAGGTGACGGTACCGCCAGTCAGGACCTCATCGACGTGGTCGACGCCGCCCTCTCCGCCGAGGACATCCGCCCGGTCGGCGACCGCCTGACCGTGCAGTCGGCCGCCATCACCCCCTACACCGTCGACGCCACCCTCTACGTCTACCCGGGGCCCGAGCAGGAGCCGATCCTCGAGGCCGCCGAGGCGGCCCTGGCCACCTACATCACCGAGCAGCGCCGCCTGGGCCGCGATATCCGCATCTCTGCCATCCATGCCGCCCTGCACGTCGAGGGCGTCCAGCGGGTGGAGCTCGCCGCGCCGACCGCCGACGTGGTGCTCGACGACACCCAGGCCGCCCACTGCACCGGCACCACCGTGGTAATCGGGGGCAGCGATGAGTGATAGTCGCCGACCGCTGCTGCCGCCCAACGGCACGCCCCTGGAACGTGCCGCCGCCGAGGCGCTGGCCGAGATCCAGCGCGTCCCGGTACCGCTTCGCCAACTATGGAACCCGACCACCTGCCCGCCGCGGCTGCTGCCCTACCTCGCCTGGGCCTTCAGCGTCGATCGCTGGGACCCGAGCTGGTCTGAGGCCGCCAAGCGCGACGTCATCGCCACCGCGTTCTACATCCACCGCAAGAAGGGCACGATCAGCGCCCTGCGCCGCGTGGTCGAGCCGCTGGGCTACCTGCTCGAGATCATCGAGTGGTGGCAGACCGAGCCCCTGGGCACCCCGGGCACCTTCGCGCTCAAGATCGGCGTGCTCGATACCGGCATCACCGATGCCATGTACACCGAGCTCGAGCGCCTGGTGGATGACGCCAAGCCGCTCACTCGCCACATCACCGCCCTGGATCTCGCCGGGGAGAGCAAGGGCATCGTCTACCTCGGCAGCGCCATGTACGACGGCGACGTCACTGCCGTCTATCCCTTCGTCGCCGCCGAGAGCCAGGTGACCGGCCTGTTCTACCTGGGCGCGGCTACCGACAGCGTCGACACCGCCACCGTGTACCCGCAGCCCTGATCGGCCCAGATCGTCACACAACAGGAGACCCACATGGCCCAGTTCTACACCCTGCTCACCGACGTCGGTCAGGCCAAACTGGCCAACGCCGTCGCCTTGGGGCAGACCATCGAGATCACCGAGCTCGCCGTCGGCGATGGCGGGGGCAGCCTTCCCACGCCGGACAGTGGTGCAGAGTCACTGATCAATGAAGTGCGTCGCGCGCCCATCAACACCAGCACCACCGACCCCGATAACCCTTCCTGGATTGTCGTCGAGCAGGTGCTACCACCCGACGTTGGCGGCTGGACCATCCGCGAGATCGGTATCTTCGACGTCGACGGCGACCTGATCGGCGTCGGCAACTACCCCGAGACCTACAAGCCGGTGCTCGCCGAAGGCTCCAGCCGCACCCAGACCGTGCGTTTCGTCCTCGAGGTCAGCGACACCGCCGCCGTCACCCTCAAGGTCGATCCATCCGTGGTGCTCGCGACGAGGGAATATGTCGACGACCAACGCGCTGAGCACGAGGCCAGCCGCAACCACCCCGCCGCCACCACCAGCGAGCAGGGCATGGTGCAGCTTGCAACCAGCCAGCAGGCCCGAGAAGGTACCCGTACCGATCGCGCAGTGCATCCAGCTGGTCTCGTGTCGACGATCAACACCTTGCTGGGCAACACCGCAGGCATTTTGGAGATTACCGAGACTACGCAACTCGACGCTGCCGATGCTGGCAAGGCCATCCTAGCCACTGACGGCCCCTTCACAATCACTCTCCCCCCAGTGATCAATATGCGTGATGGCGGGATATGCATGTTCATCAACGGTGGAAACGAAGAGATCACGGTCGAGCGCTCTGGAAGCGACGAGATCGCAGCGGGGGGCAGTACAGAAACATCGTTAACTGTTGGGCAGGGTGACGCCCTGGTGCTGGTACGGGCGTCTTCGAGCAAGTGGCATGTCGCCGGCGGGTCTACGGCGCTAGAGTTCTCTTCGCTATTTTGGGGTAACAAAGCGAACAATGGATACCAAGTACTTCCAGGCGGCTTAATTATTCAGTGGGGGCAGGCATCCTCATCGGGCTCAGCTGGATTGATCACTGCAGCCATGCCTATTGCCTTTCCGAATGCTTTCCTATTTGGAATAGCGTCCGATTCGGGAGGAAATACCACACGGTCGGTGGCAGGTTCGTGGGACTGGCTTCAATCAACGTTATCAGAGTTTGCTGCCTACTGGGAAACAAACCCCTCCGACTGGAGTTTTCTAGCAATTGGATATTGAGGTGAATAATGTATTTCAGCCCATCAAAGAATAGCTTTTTCCCGAAAGAATTATTATCTCTATATCGTCAAGCCGGTACATGGCCCAGAGACGCTATTGAGGTAACTCAGGCGGAGTGGGAAACCTACGGTTCTGGTACAGCGCCTTCGTGTAAGCGTCGGGGTGCCGATGAGAGCGGCCGCCCCACCTGGGTCCAAATTCCGCCGCCTGATCTAGATACTCTAGGCACTCGCAAGCGCGTGGAGATCGAAACCGCCCGTGACGAGGCCTTCACCAAGGGGAAGCCATATGACATTGCTGGAGAGCAGGACATCGTTCAAACACGTCCACAGGACCAGATCAACCTGCTCGCCCTCTCCGCAAAGGCACAGCGCCTGATCGCGGCTGGAAAGGGTGACACCATCATGACGTTCCGCGGTCAGTCCAACGTCAACCACGAGCTTACCGCCGAAGAAATGGACGTCCTGAGCCTAGCCGCCCTAGAGCACATTGAGGGCATCTACCAGCGCAGTTGGGCACGCAAGGATGATATCGATACTGCCATGCGTGAGCGGAACAGGGATAAAATTGATCGAATATCATGGTAACCATAGGCACAAACAGCCTGAGATCTACCCTTTAGCCACATGGCATGATAGCATCCGAGAATTTGTATAACCCATAAACCGGGATCAAATTTTGATTAAAAAACTCACATTATACATCTCAACCGGATTATTAATTTCTGGATGCTTTTCTTACGAAGAGGCCAAGATAACCGACAACGGAAATCTTCTTTTTTACAACACCCCTGTCACCGCTTCTCATCAAGATAAAAAATATATAACTTACATGACAAATCAAGGTGAGATTATACTCGCTACGGTAAAGAACAGGGAGGTGGCACAAAAGACTGTTATTCACTCCTATGGAGAAGACATTAACTGGGACAAAGGCAAAGCTGATGACCATGCCGCTCCTTCGATCATCCTCGACAAAGCACGGGAACGCTTGATAATTGCCACTTCATATCATGGCACCCCAATGTATGTTTATGAATATGATCTTAAAAGCGGGGAAACCAATAAAATCAAGGTAATGGCTGGGCGCTACACTTACCCAAGGCTATTAAGCCACAAAGGGAATATCTATCTTATTTCAAGACTCCAGCCAGAAGGAATTCTTGCTGGGCACCTGGTCTTGAGACAGGCAGCGGACGATTTCAAAAATGAGAGCATCGTTATCCCCTCAACTGATGGCGAGGTAGTGTATGCTGGAACACCTGCAGTTAGCAACGATGGTTTCATAATCGCCTATTCCATGCATAGTTATGAAGAAAATCGACTGATCGGGTTTGAGCTAGTCGAATATTCACTTGAAGAAGATGCAATCTCCAACACATGCGACCTCAGCTATCTTATAGGTGAAGATAGCCATTCAAACAGGCCCACCGGACTTGGCTACGACGGGCAGTCCATCATGGTAGCAACTGCCTATACTGAAAAACAACAGACACATCGAACAGAAAAATTTGATAATTTCCAGCGAAAAAATGAAATCATCGTTGCAAAGGGCGAAAACTGTAGAGATTTTGAAGTCGTAGAAAAGAGAGAGGTCGCGATGCCCTATTACCATACGAGCATCACGGTAAACGACAAGCTTGAGTATCTCTACTTTGATGAAAGTGAATATTACTCAAACTCAGGAATCTCTGGTTGCTTTGAGTCAGAAAAAATGATGTACCCAAACTTTACCGATGAAGGCATAGTCTATGCCTCCATGAATCACCAATACTCCATACGCGACTTTGACAACTCCATTATCTACTGTGCCCGAAAAAGTGATTCATAGAGCCTCTTGGATCCATTCCTCGATGAAAGGAATCGCTGTCCTACCATATTTTCGCGAGCCTACTTCGTTCAGATGATGACTATCGAAATAGATAACATCGTCCCCATTGAAAGGTGCGCGCTCAAAAAAATTGAGCGTGGAAAGGTCCAGAAAATAGGTGTTTGCATAATCGTTAACTAAGCTCTCAACACGGTCGTTAGCCAATTGCCACTCGTTATTTTTCCCTGAAGCTCGGGGAAAACCGAGAACATTGAAACGCTGAATGCGCTGAACATTCCCCTCCAGCATAGGAACTTGAGACAGCACCAGCAGCGGCTTATTCATAGACTGAACCTTATCTAAGAATCCGGACAGAGAGTCTATAAAAGTCTCGCTGCGGGTGTGATAGCTCCACATCCCGGCGAGTACAACACCATCCACTTGACCAAGCCGCTTCGCGGCTTCTTCAATCTGGCCTCGGCACGGATCATGCGCAAACTCGCTTATACGCTCGATGTCGAACCCCTCAATCGGCACACAGCTGCTTGCGGTAACCACCTCGAAACGAACGCTGAGCTCCTCTCCCACCACGTCAGCAAAATAGTTCAGCTGAGCGGCATGGCTGTCACCCATCAACAGCAGATTCTTGTCTGCAACACTCTCGCCGCGCGTGCAGCTATCTAAAACTTTGCCATGACAAATCTCGCTCTGTAGCGCATAGCGGGTGAGCTTGTCGGGCAATGGCTCGACGAGTTTCGAGTTCAGTAGCCCAGCCACCCCAATGGCTGCCGGCACAAACACCACCAGCGCTGCATACCTGGGTACTTTTTCAAGACTGAAAGAGCGATTTCGGAAAGGTACTTCGACCAGATGATATGAAATGTAAGACAGCGCGAACGTCAGCAGAAGCGCCACGACAATCACCGTGTTCGTCAGATAATAACTTTCGAAGAAGTATCGGAACGACGCAAGAATGGGCCAGTGCCACAGGTACAACGAGTAAGATAAGGCCCCTATCCGAACCAGTGAACCGCTCGAGAGCACTTGATTGCAAACGCTGTTACGCGTTGCAATCAGCATAGCGACACCAATGCAGGCTGGCAAAGCGAGCAGGCCCGGAAACGGTGCGTGCTCAGTGATGAACCAAAAACTCCCCAACACCATCAGTAGGCCAAGAACCGCAACCGTGTTGCTCGTACGCCGCGACCACGTAGCTCCAAAACCTCCGAAAGCAAGCAGGCTACCAACCAGAAATTCCGGAATACGTGCGGCTAGGGAGAAGTAAACCGAATGGCTCTGGCCACCGGCCAATTGATACGCCGAGAAGCCCAGAAGCAATAAGGCGACTGCAGTCAACAGCCACGGTAAAAAACGCCTTGGCACGAACACCAAAACAGCCGGAAGCAAAAGATAGAACTGCATCTCGACCGCTAGAGACCAGGTATGAAGTAAGGGGAGTTCATGAGAGTCAGGCGCGAAATAGTCGTTATGGCTTGCAAAGTAGTTGTTGCTATTGAAATAGAGCGCCTCCTTCAGACTCTCCTTGAAAGTCTCAAAGTCACGGGGAATCAACAGCACCGCCATCACCAGGGATGTCATGGCTAGCAAAACCATGTAAGCAGGCACTATTCGCCGAACCCGAGCGATATAAAAATGCAGGAACGAGAAGCTGCCACGCTCTAGGTTCCGGAGCACGATGGTGGTGATCAGATATCCCGAAATAACCAGGAAAACGTCCACACCAACAAATCCGCCGGGCAGCCAGTCGCTGTTGAAGTGAAACAGGATGACCGCCAGTACAGCAAGCGCTCGCAGCCCTTGTATATCATCTCTCTGCGCAGCTCGCGATCCCATGACGTATGTAACTCCTTTCACATGCAGCAATCGATTCGGCATCACCGGCTTTCAGCCAGCGGCGCATCTTACCTCAAAAGGTATTCACGCCCCAGTTCGACTGTGCGGATGGGCCATATCTGGTCTTCTATCAAACAGGCGGCCCGCACCCGAGCCGCCATCGCGGCAGAGGTCAATTCCAAGCTCGAGCGCCCCATGTTGTAGCCCCACCATCCACAACCCCCATCGCTAGAGCCCCCGCCCTGCGCGCGCAAGCATGGCAGCACGTCATGCATCGACTCACGATACCCCTGCGCAGGAGCTCCCCATGGCCCAGGACTACCACCACGGCATCCGTGTCGTCGAAATCAACAAGGGCACCCGGCCCATCCGCACCGTGGCCACCGCAGTCATCGGCCTGGTGGCCACCGCCCCCAACGCGGCCGCCGGCGTGGCCGCCAGCCGGCTGATCGATTTCGCCGCCGTGAACTCCGGCGTCACCTACACCGCCGCCACCCCGGGCACCGACGGCAACGCCATCCGCGTGCGCTACGTCGACCCGGGCAGCGCTTCGGCCACCCTGGGCGTCACGGTCTCGGGCAGCGACATCACCGTCAGCCTGGCCACCGACATCGACAGCGCCATCACCAGCACCGCCGCCGAGGTGGCCAGCGCCGTCAACGCCGAGACCGAGGCCAACGCCCTGGTCACCGCCACCGAAGAGGGCGACGGCAGCGGCGTGGTCAACGCCACCGGCTTCCAGAACCTCACCGGCGGCGAGGACGAGCCCTTCCCGCTGGATACCCCGGTGCTGCTCACCGACCCGCTGGGCGCCCAGGGCGACGCCGGCGAGGAGGGCACCCTGGCCCGCTCGCTCAAGGCCATCAGCGACCAGGCCAAGACCCTGGTCGTGGTGGTGCGCGTCGCCGAAGGCGAGACCGACGAGGAGACCAAGACCAACGTCATCGGCGGGGTCGACGGCACCACCGGCAAGAAGACCGGCCTGCAGGCGCTGCTCTCCGCCGAGCAGACCTTCGGCGTCAAGCCGCGCATCCTCGGCGCCCCCGAGCTCGACGACGCCGACGTCACCGGCGCGCTGATCGGCGTCGCCCAGAAGCTGCGCGGCTTCGTCTACGCCTCCGCCGGCGACAGCGCCACCAAGGAAGACGCGGCCATGTACCGCGAGAACTTCGGCGCCCGCGAGGTGATGGTGATCTGGCCCGCCTTCACCGGTTGGGATACCGCCACCAGCTCCACCCGCACACTCTCAGCCGTGGCCCGCGCCATGGGCCTGCGGGCGAAGCTCGACAACGAGTTCGGCTGGCACAAGACGCTCTCCAACCGCCCCGTCGAGGGTGTCAGCGGCATCAGCAAGGACGTCTTCTGGGACCTGCAGGACCCGGCCACCGACGCCGGCTACCTGAACAGCCACGAGGTCACCACGCTGATCCAGCGCGGCGGCTATCGCTTCTGGGGCTCGCGCACCTGCTCCATCGACCCGCTGTTCGCCTTCGAGAACTACACCCGCTCCGCCCAGGTGATCGCCGACACCATCGCCGAGGCGCACCTCTGGGCCGTCGACCTGCCCATGCACCCGAGCCTGGTCAAGGACATCATCGAGGGCATCAACGCCAAGTTCCGCGAGTGGATCCGGCGGGGCTACCTGCTGGGCGGCTCGGCCTGGTTCGACGCCGAGCTCAACACCCCCGAGGTGCTCAAGGCCGGCAAGCTCTACATCGACTACGACTACACGCCGGTGCCGCCGCTCGAGAACCTGATGTTCCAGCAGCGCATCACCGACCGCTACCTGGTCGACTTCGCCGACCGCGTCGCCGCCGCCTGATAGGAGAGAGACATGGCACTTCCCCGCAAGCTGAAAGACTTCAACCTGTTCGGCGACGGCAACAACTGGCAGGGCCAGGTGCCCACGCTGACCCTGCCCGAGCTGGCCCGCGCCGTGGAGGAGTACCGCGGCGCCGGCATGGACGGCACCGTCGAGCTGGACATGGGCCAGGAGCTGATCGAGTTCGCTTGGCAGGTCGGCGGCATCATCGCCGAGATCTTCACCGAGTACGGCACCGCCCAGCACGACGCCAACCTGCTGCGCTTCGCCGGCTCCTATGAGTCCGACGAGACCGGCGAGACCGTGCCGGTGGAGGTCACCGTGCGCGGCCGCCACAAGACCATCGCCATGGGCGAGGTCAGCCCCGGCGACAGCAACAGCATCGAGGTCACCACCACCTGCACCTACTACAAGCTGGTGGTCGACGGCGAGGAGCTGATCGAGATCGACGTGCCCGGCTACGTGTTCCGGGTGCGCGGCGTCGACCGCCTCGCCGAGCGCCGCCAGAACCTCGGCCTGTAAGTGGTCGCCGAACGACGAGACCCACCCAAGCGGCCCCGATCGGGGCCGTCTGCCTGCACCAGGAGAGACCCCATGACCGAACAGAACAGCGTCGCCGAGCTGCCGCGCGCCATCACCGAAACCGTCGAGCTCGATTCGCCGATCACCCGCGGCTCGAAGACCGTCACCGAGATCCAGGTGCGCAAGCCCAAGTCCGGCGCCCTGCGCGGCGTGTCGCTGGCCGACGTGCTCAACATGGATGTTCAGGCGCTCACCAAGGTGCTGCCGCGCATCACCGAGCCGGCGCTCACCGAGCCCGAGCTGCGCGACCTGGACCCCGCCGACATGGTCCAGCTGGGCAACGTGGTGGCCAATTTTTTGCTACCCAAGCGCATGAAGGCCGACGCCGAGAGCTGAGCCTGCCCAACTGCGTCGAGGACGCCATGGCGGATCTCGCCATGGTGTTCCACTGGGGCCCCGGCGAGATGGACCCCATGCCCCTCGAGGAGCTCGCCAACTGGCGAGAGCGCGCCCGCCAACGACTCGAGCCCCCCAAGCAGCGGGGCCGCTAACCAGGAGCCGGCATGGCCAAGGACCTGAACCTTTCCGTCACCCTCAAGGCCATCAACAAGGCCACCGGCCCGCTCAAGAAGATCATGCAGGGCAGCCGCGGCGTGGGTCGCGCCATGAAGGAGAGCCGCGAGGAGCTCAAGGACTTCAACGACCAGCAGAAGCGCATCGCCTCATATCGCGGCATGACGCAGCAGAGCAAGGCGACCCGCGACGCCCTGCGCGAGAAACGCCAGGAGCTCGAGCGCGTCACCCAGGAGCTCAAGACCACCACCGGGCCGACCCGGCGCCTCACCCAGCAGCAGGCCAAGGCCCAGGCCGCCGTCGACAAGCTCAACACCGAGTACCGCGACCAGCGCGACCGCGTGCGCGAGCTCGCCAAGGGGCTGCCCCGCGCAGAGGACGGCACCCGCGGCCTCACCGCCCAGCAGCAGGCCCTCGACCGCCAGATCCGCGCCACGAATGAACGCCTGAACCGCCAGCGCAACGCCATGCAGCGCCTGGCCGACGCCGATGTCTCGGGGCGCTTCAGCCGCATGACCGGCGAGGTGGGGCGCTTCGGGCGGCGCACCCTGTTCGCCACCGCCGGCGCGGCGGCCGGCATCTTCGGCCTCACCAACTCCACCGCCAGCCTGGGCGACGAGGTGGCGAAGAGCGGCGACAAGATCGGCATCGCCCTGGGCCCCTTCCAGGAGCTGCGCTACGCCGCCGAGCGCTCCGGCGTCAGCACCCAGAAGTTCGATTCCAGCCTGGAACGCTTCGTCAAGCGCCTCGGCGAGGCCCGCCAGGGCAGCGGTGCCGCCGCCAAGGCCTACGAGCAGCTTGGCATCAACGCCGACCAGCTCGCCCAGCTCACCCCCGACGCCGCCCTCGGCGTGGTCGCCGATCGGCTCGCCCAGGTCGAGAGCCACACCGACAGGGTGGCGCTCGCCGCCAAGTTCTTCGGCCGCGAGGGCGTGGCGATGGTCAACATGCTCAAGGACGGCTCCAGCGGCCTCGAGGCGCTGCGCAAGGACGCCCGCGCCACCGGCTACGTGCTCAGCGACGAGGCCGCCCGCGACGCCGAGGTCTTCAAGGACGCCATGCTCGATGCCGAGCTCGGCATGGCCGGCATGAAGAACACCATCGGCGCCGAGCTGATGCCCGCCATCACCGAGCTGATGGGCGACCTTTCCGGCTGGATGCGCGAGAACCGCGACGAGGTGAAGGCCTTCGCCCGCGAGTTCGGCGAGCGCCTCAAGGCCGCCGTGCCGGTGATCCTCGAGCTGGGCCGGGGCGCGGCCACCTTCGCCGCCACCCTCGGCGTGCTCACCACCAAGGCCGCCGCCGCCGTGGGCGGCTTCGATAACCTGGCGGTGATCGCCGCCACCCTGTTCGCCGGCAAGGCCATCACCAGCGTGCTCAGCTTCGGGCTGGGCGTGGGCAAGGCCATCGGCGCCATGGCCGCCTTCGCCAAGACCCTTCCCATCGTCGCCAGCGGCGTGAAGGTGATCTCGGCGGCCTTCGCCGCCACGCCCATCGGCTGGGTCATCGCCGGCATCACCGCCGTCGCCCTGGGCGCGGCCTACCTGTGGAAGAACTGGGAGACCATCGGGCCCAAGTTCGCCGCCCTCTGGGAGAGCCTCAAGGCCATGCCCGGCGCCGCCTGGGCCGGCATCAAGGCCGCCTTCGGCGAGGGCATCCTCGGCGTCACCCGCCTGCTGCTCGACTGGTCGCCGCTGGGCCTGCTGTGGCGCGGCATCAGCACCGCCCTGGACAAGCTCGGCGTGAAGATCCCCGAGGGCTTCAAGTCGCTGGGCGGCGCCCTGGTCGACGGCATGATCGCCGGCATCGACGAGAAGTGGCAGGTGCTCAAGGACAAGATCGGCAGCACCGCCGGCGCGGTGACCGGCTGGTTCAAGGAGAAGCTCGGCATAGCCTCGCCCTCCAAGGTGTTCGCCGAGCTCGGCGGCCACACCATGGACGGCTACCAGCAGGGCCTGGCGCGCAACGAGCGCGGCCCGCTGCGCGAGGTGGACGCCTTCGCCAAGCGCCTGCGCCAGGCCGGCGGCGGCCTGGTGCTGGGCACCGCCGCCCTGGCCAGCGCCGGGGCCGTGGCCGGCAGCAGCGGCCCCCTGGGCCCGCCCAGCTTCGACGCCCGCGCCCCGCTCTCGGCGCCTGGCGCCGGCGGCTCCACGCTGAACGGTGGCATCAACATCACCATCAACGCCGCCCCGGGCATGGACGAGCAGGCCCTCGCCCAGCGCGTGGCCAGCGAAGTCCAGCGCGCCATGGCCAGCGCCACCCGCGACGCCGAGGCCCGCCGGCGCTCGGCCTTCCACGACATCGACTGAGGACCGCCCGCATGATGATGGCCTACGGCATGTTCGTCTTCGCCCTCAACTCCGCGCCCTATCAGGAGCTGCAGCGCCAGAGCGCCTGGCGCCACGAGGGTCAGGGGCGCATCGGCAAGCGCCCGGCCCGCCAGTTCCTCGGCCCGGGGGACGACACCATCACCCTCACCGGCACCCTGCTGCCCCACTTCACCGGCGGTCAGCAGAACCTCGACCAGCTGCGCCAGATGGCCGCCGAGGGCGCCGCCTGGCCGCTGATCGAGGGCAACGGCACCTTCTACGGGCTCTACGTCATCGAATCGCTCAACGAGAACAAGAGCCACCAGATGCGCGACGGCAGCGCCCAGCGCATCGGCTTCTCGCTCACCCTGCAGCGCGTGGATGACGACCGCGCCGACCTGCTGGGCAGCCTCACCGGCGCCCTGGCCCGCGCCGCCACCGGGCTGCTGGCATGACCACAGCACGCCCACCCCGCGCCCCCGGCTACCGCCTCACGCTCGCCGGCCAGGTGATCAGCCCCGAGCTCGACGCCCGCCTGATGCGCCTGCGCCTCACCGATCGCCGCGGCCTCGAGGCCGACCAGCTCGATATCACCCTCTCCGACCACGACGGCCGCCTCGCGCTGCCGCGCCACGGCGCCGAGCTCACCCTGGCGCTAGGCTGGCAGGATGCCGGCCTGGTCGAGCGCGGCACCTTCATCGTCGACGAGGTGGAGCACTCCGGCGCCCCCGACGTCGTCGTCATCCGCGCGCGCAGCGCCGACATGCGCCGCCAGCTGCCCGGCAAGCGCTCGCAGGGCTGGCACGAGCTCACCCTCGGCGACATCGTCACCACCATCGCCCGCCGCCACGACCTCGAGCCCGCCATCGGCACCACGCTCCAGGGCGTCTACGTGGAGCACGCCGACCAGACGGACGAGTCTGATCTGCACTTCCTCACCCGCCTGGCCGAGCAATACGACGCCATCGCCACCATCAAGGCCGGGCGCCTGCTGTTCATGGCCGCCGGCCAGGCCAGCACCGCCAGCGGCCGCGCCATCGCCCCGGTGACCCTGCGCCGCCACCACGGCGACAGCCACCGCTACGTGGAGGCCGACCGCGACGCCTTCACAGGCGTTCTCGCCTACTGGCACGATCCGGATGCCGCCGAGCGCCGCGAGGTCATCGCCGGCTCTGATGAGAACCTCAAGCGCATGCGCCACACCTACGCCAGCCGCGACGACGCCGCGAGCGCCGCCAAAAGCGAGTGGCAGCGCATCCAGCGCGGCGGCGCCGAATGCTCACTGACGCTGGCCGAAGGGCGACCCGACCTCTACCCCGAGACGCCAGTGCGCTTGGCCGGCTTCAAGGCCACCATCGACGCCGTGGCGTGGCTCGTCACCGAGGTCACCCACGACCTGAGCGACATGGCATACATTAGCGGCGTGCAGATGGAGGTCCGTGATAGCGGAAGCTATAGCCCAAGACAAGGCACTTTCGAGCAAGACTGAAGGGCAACACATTTTCGCCGCTGGGCGCTGGGCGCTGGGCGCTGGGTGATTGTCTTATGCTAAGTTTGTCATGGGCATGGCAACAGCCCCAGGGACAGTACCGACACAGGAGAACAGAAGATGCCAATTTACGAATTACCATGTTCCGATGGCACAGACCGACACTGCACCGGCACAGTGGAGGTGCCAATCAGCATTGAGAGGCTAACTGCCGAGCAGCTCAAAGAAATTCAAGACTCAGGGGGTACGCGCCTCACGCCAGCACAACTCGCAAGCTTTGAGCTTGATGACCAAGAACGGAAGGAGCTCAAAGAGTTCGGCTCCGTCTACTTCGATATCGACATTGATGACATCTGCGATCCCTGCGGCTCAGACCAAACCTACGACGATGAAGGCAATAATATCTCTGCTTTATAACCATCCAGAGTAAAAAGCCCCCGCCATCCCTGAACTGCACCCCGAAAGTTGGACACCCAATCCAACCTTCGGGGTGTTTTTATGAGCAATCGATACGACGAGTGGTTCAAGCTGCTGGTGGCTC